CGGTGTCCGTAGGCGCAGTGCCACTCAAGTTCAAGCGTCTCGCAGACGGCACTTTAGAGGTCTCTGAGGCCAGATTCTTAGAGCTTTCGGTCGTCACTCAGCCGGCCTACGAATCAGCGCAGGTCTATTCAGTCGCTGCCTCTTCACCCGAAGAGGAAGCACCCGACGAAGAAGAAGTAATACCCAACCCAAACCCAACATCCGAGGAGGATGAAATGTCAGAAGCAATCGAAGCATCAGCAGTTCCCACTGCTCCAATTTTTGCAACAGCAAAAGCACCTTTCAAGTTGCCGAGCCCGTCGGAATACATCGCAGCGATGCACGCTGGCGGTGCAGACTTTGCACAGCTCAACGCAAACATCAAAGCGGCAGCTCCCAATGTCACCACCACCGACACACCCGGCATCCTTCCAGAGATCATCACGGGCAGCACCTATGACTCGCTGAATCCGATCCGACCTTTCGTCAGTGCCATCGGAACTCGTGCCATGCCACAAGCAGGAGCCACTTTCCGTCGAGCAAAAATCACGACAAGGCCGACCGCAACCCAGCAGTCATCCGAGCTCGCAACCCTTGACCCGTCCACTGTCGTCGTGTCAAACACGGACATCTCAAAACTGACTTTCGGAACGTATGTGGTCGTGTCCGAACAAGATGTGGACTTCACCGATCCCGCATCGATTGACATCATCCTCAATCAGTTAGCGATCGCCTACGGTCAGGCCACCGACAACTACGCAGTCGATCAGCTGGTTGCTCAAACTTCACAAACCGAAACTCTCACCAGTTTCAGTGGTGCAGACATCGTTGAAGCGATCTACGGAGCCGCTTACCAGATCAGCAACTCCAGCAACTACTTGCCGACTCACTATGTGGTCGCTCCCGTAACTTGGGCGAAGCTCGGTATGGCTGTCGACAATGACAATCGTCCAGTGTTCCCATTCGTTGGAGCTCCTAACTTGATGGGTATCAACGCACCCGGCTCACAGTCCGCTACCTCATGGAACGGCAACCCTCTCGGCTTGTCCCTTGTCGTTGACAAGAACATGGCTGGCGGAACGACCACTGGCACTCTGTCCGGAGTTGTTGGACACGCAGCAGGCCCAGCAGCAGGATTCGAGTTCTATGAGAGCAATCGTGGAGCCGTCCAAGTGCAGAAACCCTCAATCCTCGGTGTTGAGATTGCATGGCGTGGTTTTGCAGCGGTCTACATGGCTGACGCAACCAAATTCGTCAAAATCGTTAACGCCTGAACCGAATGACGAAGAGAGAGATCTGAACGATGCCGACATACACAGTGACGCACCACCAGCGTCTAGACAATGTCGCCGTCGTTCAGACTCTCGAGTCAACCGACATCGCAATCGGTCAACAGATCACACTCTCAGGACTCGGACACACCCTCAACGGCACACACACAGTGTTCGCAGTGCCGACCTACTTGTTCATCGGTGTCGACGACGAAGGTGACTACCTCTACAACTACGACGTCATCATCCCAAACCAGCTTCTCTTTCAAGACGCAGGAGATGACCTAGATCGTTCAGCTGCAGATCCAGTCGGCTCGCTCGTCTGGACTCAAACCTGTAGCTGGATAACAGTAAGCGATCTCACCGAATTTCTCGGAATCAGCGGAGCGACCGCCAACGACACAGCTTTCATGACCTCATCAGTTAACGCTTCGAATGCATGGTCATTCAAACGCAGAGTTCAGGCCGGCTATCACGACAGTCTCACGACAGTCCCTGATGCTGCAGTTAAAGCAGGTGTCGTGCTCATGGCGGCCTCGTTGTACAGAGAACGCGGAAGTATCGACTCCTTCGCCAGTTTTCAAGACATGAGCATCAGCGCACCAGTTGCTTCAATGGGCCGAATCAATCAGCTCCTCGGTATCAAGAGATCGCAAGTGGCATGAGATGGCAGGCATTTTCACAGACGCGATTGATGCTGTCTCGGCGACGATCACAGCTCTCGGCCTTAAGCCGGTCACTGATCCTCGGAACGCTCGACCTCTTACTGTATTCATTGAGCTTCCTGTTTTCACTGCGTTCAATAACCAAACGGCGGACATCACGATTGATCTCCGAGTGTTGGGCGCGCCACCCAGCAACAGCGACGCTACGAACTACATACTCGGAGTCGTTGATGCGCTCATGAACTCTTCTCTCGCAGTTGTATCTGGACGGCCCACAGTCGCTCAGATCGGATCGCAAGATCTACCTGCTTACGACCTCACAATTAGAATCGGCTCAAGCCGCAGATAAAAGGACAAACAATGCCCACAACTTACCTATCAAACCCAACCGTCAATGTCACCAGCCCGTCAGCAATCGCGCTCACCAGCAACTGTTCTGCAGCGGTATTGACCCTTACGGCAGAGGCGCTTGAAAACACGAGCTTCGGCCAGACATCCCGCACCTACACGGCTGGGTTGTTCAGCAATGAATTGACCTTGACCTTGTTTCAGGGTTACGGAACGACCGAAGTTGAAACCTACTTGAACTCTTTGTTCGGTGTCGCTTCAACGATCGTTGTTAGCCCATCTGGAACAACTGAGTCCGCTTCGAATCCTGAGTACACGCTCACTGGTTGCTACTTAGAGACCGTCACGCCGATCAACGCAACCGTCGGTGAACTGTCAGTCGTTGAGGCCGTGTTCAAGGGTGGCACCTACGCACGCGACATCACGACACCGTAATCCGTAAACTGATCCAATCCCGACTAGGAGAACCATGAAATTAACACTTAGCGTCCGACTCACCGATGGTGAGACTTACCGAGTAATCACAAACCTGTTTGTGATCATTTCGTGGGAGCGTAAATTCAAACGACGAGCATCAGATCTGAGCAATGGGATCGGGATGGAAGACCTAGCGTTCATGGCTTACGAGGCCAGCAAACAACAAGGTCACCCGGTCCCAGTCTCATTTGATGAGTTCGTCAAAAAGTTAGAAGATCTAGAAGTTGTGGAGACTGAATCCGCAGTCCCTACGCAGGAGGCCACCGACGTCAGCTAGCAGCTCTGCTAGTTGAGACTGGGTTCTGGCCTCCACAAATAACATTCGAGACAGACGATCTAGCAACTTGTGTGCAGATCATCAACGAGCAGAGAAAGAAAACCTAATGGCTGCAGATGTGAGACTTGATACTTACGGTCTGCAAGACGCATTGAAGAAGATGCAGAAGATCAACCCTGCTATTCGTCGCACTCTGCTCAAAGATACAAAGGTCGCGGCTCAACCCCTGGTGGATCTGATCAACAGTCGAGTCCCAACGACGCCACCGTTGAGCGGGATGAATCACAACGGTCGCACCGGGTGGGGCAATGTCAAGAAGGTGCAGATCTCGTTGAATACTCGCAAGCCTCGCAAGGGTTCGGCGACTGCTGGCGCTGAACAGATTGCAGTGGTTCGTGTGGTCACTAAGGGTGCTCCTGTAGCGATTACGGACATGGCTGGCCGTGCTGGTGGCACTAAGTCGCGCCGAGAGTCAAAGTATCGCCGACCTAATTTTGCGTCAGCTCTTCAGGGTGAACCGTCGCGCTATATGTGGAAAGACATAGATCAGATGGTCGCCGAAACTGAACGGGCCTTGAAGCCGATCATTGACCAGTTCATGGTTGATGCACAAAGAGAGTTCAACTGATGGCTATCAACCTCCCAATCATTTCTGAGTGGAATCCCAAGGGCATAGATAAAGCGATTGCCGACTTTAAGAAACTTGAGACCAACGGGGAAAAAGCATCGTTTGCAATTAAGAAAGCCGCAGTCCCTGCTGGACTCGCGATCGCAGCTCTTGGCGCTGTCGCTTTTGATGCTGTCAAAGCGTTTGCCGAAGATGAAGCCGCAGCTGAGAAACTTGGGTTGACACTCCAGAACGTTACTTACGCATCAGACGCCCAGATCGCGTCGGTTGAAAAGTTCATCACCAAAACTTCAATGGCCGCAGCTGTCGCCGACGATGAACTTCGCCCGGCACTCGACAAACTGGTGCGAGGCACTGGCGATGTTGCTCAAGCTCAAGATCTGCTCACTCTTGCACTCGACATAAGCGCGGGCACTGGCAAGGATCTAAGCGCAGTCTCTGACGCGCTCAGTAAGGCTTACAACGGCAACTTCACAGCCCTTAAGAAATTAGATCCAGCACTGGCTTCGTTGATTGAGGAGGGCGCTGACGCCGACGAAGTGTTTGGTCGTTTGGGTGCAACATTCAA